GAGCTGTTCCACCGCTTGGATCACGTCGCGTCGGCGTGGCCGTCCGAAGGAAATCGAGTGCAGCGCCTCGTGGACCGCTCCCTGGTCACCCAGAACCTCGGCGACCGTCGCCGCTCGGCTCCGGAGGGCCGCATAGCCGAGGAACACGAGACCGTGGGCGATCTCTAGGGCCTGGGCCTTCGTTAGCTTCCGCTTCCTGAGCAGCTGCGAGGGAACCGGGTCTGGCGACCTACGGCGGTGCTGGCAGATGCCCAGCACGCGCTCGCCCATCCGGCGCCTCCGCGCGATCCGCCTTGCCGCGTCCCATCCGCGCGCCCACAGGTGAGCGCCGTAGCGCGCGATACCAGCTGGCGACCGCACCCGGTACTCCGTCAGGAACCAGGGCATCTAGGCGCCGAGTGTCACAGGAGGTATCGCCGCGGCGGCTCCGGCTTGACGTCCACGCCCTCCGGATCGCCCACTACCGCTTCGGCCCCTTCCCCTTCGCCGGCGCGTCGCCATCGCCATGGCCTTCGCCACCGACGGAAGCGGAAGGCGCGAGATCGGGCGGAAGCGGTGCAGCGGGAGTCGGACTCGGCGCGGGCTCCGCGGGTGTCTCCACCACCGGCGCGACGCGCTGCATGCGCCCCGCCGCGAGCTCGCCGGCGACGGCCCAGCCAGGGATCTCGCCGACGCGAGAGCCGTCTTCCTGGACCGTGAACGTGTGCCCGAAGAGCTGCTCGTGCGTGCCAGGAGCTGCCGGGAGCAGCCCCTTCGCCGGGATCATCAGAGTCTCGGCGGCAGGTTCGGTGGTGCTCTCGGGCATCGTTCGCCTCCTCGTGCTTTCGGTGCGCCTGATCCGGCGGCTGGGTCAATTCTCCCGAGCTTTACTCAGGAACCGCGAGACGCGCGAAGCGGTTCGGCGACCCTCATGAGCCAGAGCACAGCGCCTGCCGCCGTCAGGTCCGCATGCTCGGTGGTAGCGAGCAGCAGCGCGGTCCACGAAGCGGAAACGCGGGTCTCTCCGTCGGGAGCTGCCGCAATCGCAGCTGCGCGCGCGGCGGCCTCGTTGGCGCCGAGCGCGATGCAGGCGTTTCGGCCGCTCGAATTGTCGAGATGATTCACGGTGCTGTAGAGGAGATATGCGGGCAAGGTTGCCTCCTTCGATCGTGCGAGAGGCCCGCCCAGGCGTGCGACACCCGGGCGGGCCAAGCCAATGCAGGGCGCCCGCAGGCGCTAGTTGTTGATCGATGGCAGGCGAGCCAGTCCGCGGCGGTTGAAGTTCACCATGTTCGCGTACCACTTTACACGCCAGATGGACTCGTCCCTCGCCTCGGCCTTGCCGATCTCCTCGACCATGATCCCCGCCGGCACGCTCGAGGGATGGATCCCAGCAACGCCGACCTTCCCGGTCCCGTCGTCGAACACGCCAGCGAACACGGAGGCGAGAGCCCCACCCGTGAGCGCCGCGCCGTTCGCCGTCTCCACGATCGAGAGGAACTCGTTCTTGAAGATCGGCACGCCTTCGTACCCGATGGTGCGGCGCCCGCTCGGCAGCGTCACGACCCAGTCGGCCGGGGTCCCGCCGAGAGACCGGAGCAGCACCTTGTACGAGTTGATCGTGCGGGCCGGCATCTGGATGAAGTCGACGTGACCATCCTTGGCCTTCACCAGGTCGAGCAGAGCATCGAGCAGCGGGAACGAGATCGCCTGCCCGGCCGACGCGGGAGTGAACTGCGCCGCATCGACGAGCGAGTGGAAGCTGTTCATCTGGGGCGTGACGCCGGTACCCGTCGCCATGCCCGTCTGGAACAGCCGTGCCACCGACTTCGCCTTGGAGCTGATCTCCACGGCGATCTGATCGACGCCCGCGCTTTCCGACTGCGCCTGGACGAGGCCGTCCATCTCCGCGTCGCCGATGAGCTTGGTCGCCGAGAACGGCACCTGGACGAACGTCGCGGCGGCCTTCGCCGTGATCGTTCCGCCGACCGCGAGGACCTGGCTGTCGCCGAGGGCGTTCTCGCGGTTGACGAGGATCGCCTGCCCGGCGTATCCGGTGAACGGCAGGAGATCGAACATGGGATTGATGTCGATGATGTCCTGGGCGACACCCGCGACGATCTGGTTGCTGATGAGCTTGAGCGCCTCGGCGAGCGTCTGCGTCGCCATAGTTGGATCCTCCGGTTTGTGGTTGGGTCACCCACGACCGAAGGCATCCCGCCTCAGGCGTGCGCTCGCGCGCGTCCCACGCGCAAGCATTTTCGATCTCTGGCTAGTGGCCTCCGGCTCGGAGCTCCTCGAGGCCTGCCTTGATCCGGTCGACGGCCTTGGTCGGCGGCGTTCCACCGCCGCCACCAGCGCCCGGTCCGGCTCCGGGACCCGTCCCGGTCCCCGAGCGTCCCGTGCCGTCGAAATTGCCTGCGAAGTCCGGATCGGCCTTGAACTCCGTGACGAGCTGGTCGACCTTGACCGGCTTCCCCTCGCTGTCGAGCCGAGGGTTGCCGTTCACGTCGAGCACCTCGGCCACGTAGGCACCATCCACCTCGCGCACCCGGCACTTGGCCAGGACGTGCGGAAGGAGTGGCTTGACGCGTCCCTTCGCGGCCGTGATCGCGAGAACGGCCTTCGACTCGATCATCTCCCGCGCGAGCGCTGCGGTGAGCGACCCGAGCTTCTTGTCCCGAGTCTCGATCTCGCCCTTGAACCGAGCGCCTTCGGTGTCGGTCCAGGCCTTCACCCGCTCCGACGTCAGCCGATCGGCCTCCTTCTGCGGGTCGATCTTGAGCAGCTCCTCGGCCTTGGTCAGCTTCTCGCGCGTCGTCTTCGGGTCGAGGCCCTCGAACGCCTTGAGGCTGTCGGTGGCCTTGGTCACCGACTCCTGCGCGGTGCGCCGGTCCTCGCGTTCCTTGCTGAGCGCGGTACGCAGGCCGGTGATGTTCTCGAGGGCGAACCCCTCGACCTCGTCCACGTCGAGCACGAACTTGCCGTCGATGGCCTTGTAGAGCGAGCGGAATCCCTCCGCCACGTCCTCGAGCTTCGCGATGATTGCCTTCAGTCCCATCGGTAGTTGACTCCCGACCACGGCGTCCCGCCGCAGTCGCTAGGTGACGGGCCCGCCGCCACCGGGTTGGGGAGGAACAGGCGGCACGGGTGCCGGCCGTTCCTTGGAAAGCGACAGCGCTTCGGCTGCCGCGTCGAAAGACTCTCCGAGCAGGTTGCGACGCTGGAGCTCTGCCCACAGGCTCTCGCGAGTCAGGTCGCCGTTCTTTCGCATCGTGATCAGCCGGTCGACGTCGGACGCGTCGCGGATGCTGAGGCCGAAGTCCTCGTTGATGTCGACGCCGATCTTCGGCTCCGCGATCTCCAGCCACCTCGCCATCAGCTGGAGCGCGCGCTCAAGCGCCTGCTCCTCGGCACGCACCGACTTTCGCAGCTTGGAGTGCGCCTTCGCCGTGTCGATCGAGGCCTCGGTGGCCGTCGTTCCGCCGGGCCGGTGCATGAGCGGCTCGAGGCCGAGCAGCGTCATCTGCTCCTGGAGATCGAGCAGGTCCTGGCGCCCAGCGCCGATCGCGGCGCCGCTGTGCTCGACCCACTCGAGCTTCGCGCCTTCGGCCTCGCAGGTAAGCAGCACAGTCGCGCCGATCGGAGTCTTCGTCCCGAAGTCTTCCTTCACGCCGGCCGCGAACAGGATGCCAACGCGCGCGATTCGCAGGATGTTCCGCTGATCGCTAGACGACTGCCAATGCGCGAGGTTCAGGTACGCCAGATCCTCGAGCGGCGGCTCGGCCGTGAGAAAGCCGGTGCGCGCCACGTACAGGGTTGCGAGCGGGATCTCATCGAGCGTCAGCTCTCCGGTGCCGACTTGGACGGGGTCGTTCTTGTCGTTGCGCTCGAAGAGACGCCAAACCACCGTCATCCGCGCCTGTTCGCCAGGCTCGGTCGGCTCCGTCTGCACCAGGTCGTAGACTCGGACCCGCTCGACCGTTCGCGATCCGAAGGGGCCCGCCGCCTCGACGCTGCACTCGCGCCGGCGCAGCTGGGTGAGCACCTCGACGCCGTTCACAACGGCGCTTCGCCACCCGAGGATGTCCGGCGGCGAGATCTTCACCAGGTACGGCCGGAGGCCAGCCGCCTGTTCCTCGGCCAGGGTACGCCCGGGCGTGTTCTGCGGGAACTCCACGAACACGTGAGCAAGTCCGTACTGCCAGCCGTCGGTCAGGAGATCTCCGGCGAACTGCGTGAGCGTGCGACCGCGAAGGTCGATGTCCTTCTCGAAAGCCTTGATCTGGTCGCTCGTGTCCTGCGCAAGCGCGACGTCTCGCGTGAAAGGCTTGCCCGCCAGCTTGTTGACGGTGTCCTTGAAGGCGTTGAACAAGAACGACCGCCGCAGCCGGACCTCGTAGTTCTCCTTCTTCTCGGCCGGCTCCTTCGGGAGAAACTCCGATCCAGC